AGTTTATATGCCATTACTCATGCACCCCTTCTTCAGAAACTTCCAGCTTTTCAGCAAAGTCATTGGCCCAAGCATCCATGATCCCATCCAAATCAGCATCTTTGGAAATGTGGTTTTCATTGTGCTGTTCAACCTTGATTTCAGCGGTAGTGAACCGGTTGATTGCTTCACGCTCCGCAATGTCACGAAGATAGGCCAAATCTTCTTCAGCAATATCCAAGGCATCAGCGGTGGCCGCTGTGTTGTTTGCAATATCGCCGGTGTTCCCGTAAATGCTATCAAGATCATTGCCAAGGTTGAAGGCATCCAAAGAATCAGCCCCCATAGAATCCAAGGCGGAAAAATCAAACATACCGGAAACCTTATCGGCCACGCCATCACCCCAAGCGGCACCGGAAGCAAAGGCATCAGCGGCCCAACCATCTTGGAAGGTGTCAAAGGTAGACATTCCTTCATTGAAGGCATCGGCAACACTCTTGTATTCCTCCACATTGCCATAGGCTTCAGCAGATTTGGCCGCATATTCGCTTGCTTTGTTGGTAATCCCGGAATAGTCGAACTCAACGAAGGGCAATTTGTTCAGGGCTTCACAGATACCCGCCACAACAGTAAGGGCCGTAGAAAGAAGGTTGTAAAACCACCCCTGAACATTGGAAATAACATTGTGGAAGGCCGTTCCGATATTGGAAGCACAAGCCCCCAAAGCGTTCCAGATACCCAAGGCGATATTTGCCACGGACAGGCCAAGGTTCTTGAAGAAGGCAATTACTACCATGATTCCGCCGCAAATCACACCGAAGCCGCTATTGGCAATACCGGTGAACTTTGCAACCGCCGCACAAGCCGCATAGATAGCCGCAATCACGGCGATAATCAGAAGGATGATCCATGTAATGGGGCAAGCCAAAAGCGCCGCATTTAGGCCCTGCTGGGCCGCTGTTGCGGTAAAGGTGGCAACGCTCCAAGCGGTGGTCATTGCTGTGTGAATTGCCTTAACTGCGGCCTGAACCGCCATAATGGTATTTCCAACCAACATGACACCGTTATAGATCAGCATAGCGGCCACAATGCCCATGATAATAGGCTGAATCCAACTCCAATTATCAACGATCACAGAAGCAATGGAAATCAGAATATCCAGCACCGAAGAAGCAATATTGGCAACCCCGGCAAGCCCATTGATCAGGGCTGTGGTGACTTGCTGGAACTTGGTGCTGTTTCCAATTTGGTTGATTTTGGTCAGGATCGGGGCAAACATAGAAAGGGCCTGATTCTTCATATCAACCCAAATCTGCGCCCAAGTCTTGGGCATGGAATCGAACTTTGCGTTGGTTTCGTCCGCCATAGCAAACATGGCGTTCTTCACCACTTCAGCCGTTACCTTGCCTTCCTGTGCAACCGTCTTAATGGAACCTTCCGCAATCCCCATATACTTTTCAATGGCTCTTGCGATACCCGGCGCACCGTCCAGAATAGAGTTCAGTTCTTCACCACGAAGCGCACCCGCCGCCATTGCCTGTGTAAGCTGGATCATGGCGTTGCTCTGCTCTTGGGCCGTAGCACCGCCAATAACAAACTGTTTGTTCACCTGTTCCATGAAGGCAATGACCTGATCCATATTGCCACCGAAGGCGTTACCGGCGTTCAGGCCAAGTTTCGCAACGGCGGAAGCGGTGTCAAAATAAGCGGATCGGGAACGCTGGGCGGAAGCCATAATCTTCTGTTCCAAGGCTTCAACGGAACCGCCATCATCCACAAGCAAATTCAATCGGGCTTTGGTGCTTGCCAATTCATCCGAAATGTTCAGCACCTTATTGATCCCGGCGATACCACCAGCGGCAATGGCAACTTTCTTGATGATGGACAGAAGCCCGTTGGCGGAATTGCTACCCCCACGGATGGAATTGTTGAAATTCTGCTGTTCGTTGTTGGCGTTCCTGATATTTTCTTCAATGGTATCAAAGGCGGTTCCCGCTTTCGCCCATTCTTCACGGGCTTCCCGGATTGCCGCCGTGTCAACGGCTCTACCGGAAGCCTGTTGCATGGCTTCAAAGGTGTTCAGCACAACCCCCATTGCCTTGTGCATACTCTGAAGGGGGCTGGTAACACCATCATAAAGGGCAATAGCGGCCCGGATGTTTCCCACAGGGATCACCACCTTTCTTGGAAAATAGAAGCCGGGGCCTTAATGGTGGCGGCCCCGGCGCTGTTTTCGTTCAATTTCCTTCTGCTTCTTCTTTTCAGCTTCCACCCGAACATCAATGGCCGCAATGATGAAGGCCCGTTCACGGCGGGGCAAAGCATAAAAGGCGGAAGGTGTCAAATGAAGTTCGTGAAGGCAATAGTAAGCAATGTTCGCTTCACCATCACCTTCACAGATTAGTTTTTTGCTTCATCAACCTCATCCTGCATGGTGGTATCAAAACCACACACTTCCTGAATCTTGGTCAGGTATTCGGCATATTCGCCGGGGGTCAGCATGGTTTTCAGAAGGGCATCAGCGCCCATGACCTTGTAGCTGTCCTGAAGTTCCTTATCATTCAGATTGGGGAACACGGTACAAGCCACGGCCAGCTTGCCAAGGTAAAGATCATAGTCGGTTTCCTTCTGATACTGGTTCTTCTTGCCGGGAACCGGAACACGCTTGGCACAGGACTTCCGAAGGGCTTCATCCTCGGTGCCGGTGATAGTCTTGATCTCCCAAGGAATGGGGTTGCCATCCTCACCCAAGAAGCGTTTAGAAGCAACAAACTTGATGTTCTCAACGGGAACGGCGTTTTCAGCCAAAAAAGCGGACAGGCTCATTATTTTTTCCTCCTATATTTTGATACGAAAAAAGGCCCCGGCCCCTACCGAAGTAAGGCCGGGGCGCTCTGCTTACTGCATACCGGCCAAAAGGCTGAAGGTTTCGGGCATCTCGAAATCTTCAAAGGTGAAGTCCATATCTTCATCCAAGTATTCCGCATCAGCATCAAACTTGGCAAGCAAGCCGCCATCCATATTGCAATCCTTCAGGATCACGGTCTGACGGCCCACAGAAGAAGTGGGATCTTCATTTGTCACCTGAATGTCAAAATAGACATCCTCGCCGGTGTCCTTATAACGCTTCATCAGCTCACGGAAGATGGAAGTGTTATAGTGGAAGGTGGCGGAACCCGTACCCTTCCAGCCGGTGGCCTTATTGCCCTTGCCGGTCTTGCCCAAAATGGGAACTTCCGTTTTGTTCTTCTCAAAGTTGGCTTCAAGGTTGATAGCCTGCATGAAGTTGTAACGGTTATCCCCGATGGTCACGAAACATTCAGCCAAGGAAGCGGAAACAGCATCCTTGGCGTTCATGATGGTTCTATCTGCCATGATGGTTGTACCTCCTTACTGAACATAGACGGTCATATAAAGCTGTTCCATAGCGTTCACGGGGGTCACATAATCAGTAACCACCACGGATTTCTTGGTATCGCCCTTTTCAACCGTCACATTTTCGCCGCTGAAGTTCTCAATGGCCCGAATATCCTGAAGTTCCGTGTGGTGCTTCACAATATCGTTCCAAAGGGAAATCCGGCCAGCGGCATCATTGGGAACCTTGCCAAGATACTTCTTGCCGAACAGAACGGCAATATCATTGGCGATCTGATCCAAAACTCGGATCGTCTGGTTGCTGGAAAAGTCGCTGGACTTTTCATCCGTGATGGAAATGAAGCTGTTAATGTCAGTCAGGACACACACCGCTTCATCCACACGATGGAACATGAAGGAACCTTCCTTGATACCGTTTTCAAGCTGGGTCTGCGTGAAATCGGTATCAACATCATATTCACCATCATAGGTCATGTTGGTGGCGCTCTTATTGACCGCCGTTCCGCCGATCACACCCGTAACCCAAGGGATCAGGGCGGTGGAAGTCTTGTCGGAAGTCAGGCCGTTCTTGACGCTCACAACGCCTTCATAGTCGGCCAGCTTGCGGAAAAGAACCACCTGAAACTTCTTGCCCACATCATCACGCATACGCTTTGCGAAAGCCGCAAACAGGGCGGTGATGGTGGCCTTGCTCTCGGTGCAACCCATAGCGTTGAAGGTGTACGCTTCCGCCTGATCAAGATAGGTCTGATAGTCGGAATCGGCCACGGTGCCATTGGTGCCGCCCGTCAGGGGCAAGGAAGCGGTCAAGGAAAGGGTTCCGCTGGACTTCCAATCCAGATAGTCATTGGCCTTCAGGCCGGTGATAGCGGCCACACCTTCCTGAAGATCAACCTGAACGGTTCCCAAGAAGGTTTCCACATCGAACAGGGGCTTCTGTTCGGTGCTGTTTTCATTGGCCGTGATCACAACCCGAAGATCATTGCCACGGGTGCCGGGGTATTTGGCCGTTGCGTAGGTGTTGGACGCTTTCACGCCGCTGGAACCAAGGCGGAAGAAATGAACGGTCTTGGCGTGAAGGAAGATTTCACGCATGGGCTTCAGTTCATCCGCCGTGTACGCATAGCCGAAAATCTTCTGACTGTTCTTGATAAAGTCAGCCTGTTCCACCGTGAAAATCTTGCCTTCAGGCCCCCAATTCATAGCAAGGGGGATGGTGACAATGCCACGGTCAGAAAGGGTGGCGCTTGCCTGCGCCACAGAAATGAAGTTGATATATGCACCGGGCAGAACTTTGTTCTGCACCAAGAAGGTGCCGCCGCCAAGGGCCATATTATTTCACCTTACCTTTCATAAAGTCATTGATCAGCCCATCAATCTGATCGAAGGTGTATTCCTTCCCATCTTCCAAAAGGACAGACAGAAGATCACGCCGGTCAGCGTAACGCCTGAAGGTCAACACCCGTTCTTTCGGGAATACCACCGGGGCCGTGATGGTCGGTTCCTGTGCGGTGGCGGCTTTCTTTCTGGTAGCCATTCAATCACCCTTTCTTTGGCTCCACATCCACATCCAATTCTTCCATCGGGGTTTCCTCGGACGGGCGGCGAAGCGTCAAATTGTAGTTCACGAAGAAGTGAAGAACCCCGTCTTGCACTTCATAACTCATGGAAGTTCCGTGAAGCACATCCCCATTGGGAAGGGTGATGAACTCCAAACATTCCATCAAATCCCCGGCCACCTTGAACATTTCGCTGTTGTTCCTTCCGCTGGTGGGGAAATAGTGAACATCCAGCGGGTTCCGGTTCATGAATCGGTTCTTCTGCAACGGGGAAATGTCAGGCTTCAGGACAGCAATGAAAAAACAGGGTTCCTTGAAGCCCTGTTCCACATCATTCTGATAGATTTTGTACCCGGCTCCAAAGGTGGCGTTCAGCTTCATGGAAACACCTTTGATGATTTCATTGATCAACTGAACACCCCCTTCAAAGCGTCATACAACATATCATTCAGAATGGACGGAACCAAAACCTTTACTTCCTGTTCGGAAATGGTCAGCATCAGTTTGCCCGGAACCCAACTTGCCTTCAGGGTCTTACCCAAGGCGGGAACATAGCGCCCCGGTGTTTGTCGGTGGCCGTATTCCACATAGGACGCATATTCCAAATTGTTGATAACGGTCACGGTGTACTGATCCCCATGTTTTTCAATGGGAAGAATCGTCCAAGCATCCCGCAAGGAACCGCCCCGATACCCGGCCCAATACTGTTCCCGGATAGCCCCGGAACGGGTAAGAAAGGTTCGGCTTTTCCCGCTTGCACCCTTTACCTTTACGGTCTTGGGTCCATCAAACTTGGGGGCCACGCCAACCGGGGTTCTTTTCTTTACCTTGTTCCACAGGATTTGGGCAATCTTCTTGGCGGCATCCCGGCAAAGCCGATCCATGTCAACTTCCGAAAGCTGTTGAAGGCGTTCATCCAGCTTCTTCAGTTCCCGGTAATCACACCGGCCCCATCTTCCCATCAGGCCCACCCCCTGAAGGGTTCAAGCATGATTTCTTGATGGTTGGAGAAAACACCCGGTTCACCGGAACGGGAATAGGTGAAGGTTCGTTCCACATCGTTTGGCCGGGTGACAATGATCTTGCAACCTGCGGGAACCTTCACATCCGGGGAAAGGAACAGCTTCACCACCTGTTGGGCGGTTGCCACTTCATCCCCATTGGTTGAAGTTAATGTTTCAAAAGACAGCTTGCACGGCTGATCCTGAAGAAGCGGCTTTTCTTCAGAATCCGTCAGGTGGGTGACAGGATCGGTGACTTCCTCACGGATGAAGATAGAACACCGATCCTTCCACAACCGTTCCAAGGCGGTTCGCACGGCCTTATTCACCATACCAACCGCCTATAACGATAGATTTCACCAATGCGCCCGTTGATCAGATAATCAATCAGGCTGTTCAACTTCTGTTCAGGGGTTGAACTCCCTTCACCAAGGGCAAAAGTAATGTTGGTGTCACCTTCCTGAATGGATTTCACCGCCGCATCCAAATCAAACCCTTCAAGCTGTCCAGAACACTTCTTCATGTTCAGGTATTCGCCCACGGCCATAGAAACGGCCAGACTTTCCAACCCCTCCGGGATTTCGGAAAGGTTGGAAAGATTTTTGATCCGCCATTGAACATTGTTCAAAACCATATCCAACAGCGGATCATCAGCGGCCCCCGCCACGCCAAGGGCCGTTAGCATTGCAACCGCTTTATCACGCAACGGGGTTCACCGCCTTCCTTACGCCGCCGTGATCTCGTACCAACCCTTGGTCTTGGGGTTATCGTTCTTTCCGGGCGTGACCTTGACATAGCCAATACCGCTCTTGGCATAGTAGGTCTTGGAACTGGTAACGGTTTCATCAGTCGTGACAGCGGCAGAACCGGTGATGATCATAACCGCCTTTGCTTCATTGGTCATGGCCGCAAGGTAATACTTGCGGGAATAAACCGTGTTGCGGCGGATGTTGCCTTCACGCTCCTGTTCCACTTCCGTACCCTTCTTGTTGAACAGGGTAACAGCTTCCTTGGTGGCAATGACCACCTTGCCGGTTTCGGCGTTCTTCTTGGTGTAGATGTTGATACCGCCCACGGTGCCAACATAGCCCTGCTTGGCGTATGCTTCCACATACTTCAAATCGTCCTTCAGGGCCTTACGAAGTTTCGCCATATCAGCGGGGTTGACGAAGCCGAAGATGGTCACACCTTCAAGGTTTTCCAGATTCAGCATGGCCGCACCATCCACAAAGGCATCAAAGCCAAGGGCGGTGGTCACGATGGTCATGGTGGCCTCGTTGAAAGCGCCGAAAATGTCAGCGTTCACGGTGTTGAACATATCCGTACCAGCGTGACGGGTGCCGGTGGTGATCACCATGGGATCGGTCATGGCTTCCTCGTCATAATACTGGAAGCGGTTCTGTGCCATCTGAATCCGGTATTCCTTCTCGGTGTAACCGGCTTCAATGGTCTTGGTGTTGCCGTTGCCCATGGTCAGCTTCTCGGTGCCATCGGTGGCCTTGTACTTGTGAATCTTGCGAACCATACCAGCAACGCCGGTCAGGTTGTTGTCCACGGTGCAAAACTGCTGAAGATCAAGGTGGCTCTGGTACTGATCTTCAATTTCGTTAGACAGGAAAAAGTTATCGTAGCAAACATTTGCCATTACTCATTACCTCCATAAAGTTCTTTGTATTCGTCAGGATGGTTGACGGAATAGTTATAGCGATCAATAGGGGTCATAGCCTTCAGCTTTTCAAGGGTCATACCGCCTTCAGCGCCGTCACCCTTTTCAGCGGATTTGGCCCCCTTGAACTTGGTGCCGGTGGACTTCTCAAAAAGAAAAGCCGTGTCTTTGCCTTCCACCAGCTTCTTGACTTCATCATCAAGGCCCTTGACGGTTCCATCCTCCGCCAATTCAGCCTTACCGATGAAATCAGCCAACAGCGCCTTAACAGCGGTGTTGTTCTTGGCCTTTGCGCCGGTCAGGGCCAGTTCAACCGCATTGCTGATTTTCAGGTTCTTCAATTCAGCGGCGTGATCCGTGTCCTTCTTCTTGTTATCGGCCTGAAGCTGTGTGATCTGATCCTGAAGGGCCTTGGTGTCACCAGAAGCCTTCTTCAGCGTTTCAAGCTGGGTGTCACGCTCTTTGATGGTGTTCTTGGCGGTGGTCAGTTCGGTGTTGACCTCATTGAACCGGGCCTTGGTGACGAAGGAACCGTTCAAGCCCTCCATAACCTTTGTGGCCTGTTCTTCAGTCAGGCCCCATTCCAACAGCTTTTCTTTAGTCATTGTTGTTACCTCCAAAATCCTTTTTTACCGTGGGTTAGGAACCACGATTTTTCCGGTTCTGTTTACCGCCCACCACCGGGAAACGGCGAAAATGGTATGAAAAAACCACCACCGGCCAGAAGGCCGGGGTGGTCAGATCATCAATTAAGTTAATGCGTCAATGATAATGCGATAGCGTTCACGGTTCGGCTTGTAAATGCCCCGTTTGTAATAACTCAAAGACGCTTTGCAAATGTTCGTCAGCTTGGAAAGTTCCGTTACGGAAATGCCCCGTTCATCCATCAGTCTTTGAATCTCCGTGCAATCCACAGGCCCATCCAAGGCCGGGGGCGTGGCGGTCACTTCCGGGATATTAAACCCGGCCTGTTCCAGAAATCCAAGCACATAGGGAAGCCGTTCATTCCGACAGGTAGCGGCCAGTTGTGCCGCCTTCATGTAATCGTCTGTGGTCAATGCTCTTGCTTTCGGGATGATGGAATAACTTCCGGTTTTACGGATTGCGGGAAGAACCTCATGCGTCACCCAATGTTTGAAGCGTTTGGCGCTTTCCAGCTTGCTTCCGAAGATCAGGGCATACAAACCGGATTCGTTGATGATGGTCATTTGCTGCTTCCCTGAAGGTGTTTCCATTTCGGAAACGCCTTTATCTTCCGGGTCAACCTTCTTGCTGACTGCCGCCCGTGGCGATTCATACCCCAAGGCAACCGCCACATCCTTACCCACGAACCAAGGTTCTTCCTCAATGGTCACGGTTCGCACCTGTCCAAATTCGGGGTTGGTGAATACCTGAAGTTCATTCATGCCTTCTTCACCGCCTTCTGTCCACGGGCAAAGCCCAGCTTGAACACCACGGCAATCAGCTTGAAAGTGTCATGATGATATGCGTCATAGAGTTCATCCAGTTCATTCCTGCGAAGGTCATACTTACCGGGGTGTACGCCTTCAATGCTCTTGATCAATTTTTCCATGTTAAACCTCCATCAATTTTCACTTGATAGAAGTTCCCAACTGTGATAGAATGGATTTATCCAGTTGGGAAACCTCTGGTTTTAGAAACAGTCGCTTACTTGTTCAGGGTGGGGCGGCTGTTTCACTTTTCTTGTGCCAAAAGTAAATCAATCCCTTGCCGAATAGCTTCTGCCCGTGTAATATCATGCTTGGCGCAATATTCATCAAGGCGTTTTGTTGCTTCATCGTCCAATCGAACTTTCACATCATTCCTTTTGGGATTGTTCGCTTTCGGCCTTCCGGTTCGTGGAGACATCGTATCACCTCACTTTTTGAGTTCCACAAACTTATTATAATAATTGGAACTCAAAAAGTCAAGAGGTTTTTGGAAAAATTTTAGGCATAGAAGAAGGGAACAGGTTTTCACCTGTTCCCTTGAAGATTGGACTTTGGCCGGAGCGTCACTCCCGGCATCTCTTTTGCCCACTACCAAAAGGCGTGTGGCGTATGGGAACGCTTTTTCCACCTCAAAGCCCGTTCTTATCCTATCTAAAGTATAGCAGTATTATTCCCGCTTGTAAAGGATTTTCTTGTTCTTCACATTCTTCTTCCATGTGGTTTCACCAATTTGCCAGAAGGACAAGATGGAGTTTCGATATTCAGCGGGGTCACTCTCTACCTTTACCCGTAGAATCACTTTGAACTTTTCGCCATTTTCTTCAATTTCTTTCAGAATCACACCGGTATTAGGCTTGTTTGCTTCCAAGATGTAATCCGGGTTTTCCAGAATATCCGCAACATACTTAACGAACTGTTCGTAATCTCCGGGGTGGCGTTCTTCAATATGCTGAATCCGTTCCGGGGTGATAATCACTTCATCGGTGGCGATCTCGTCCGTAATGCAACGGTATTTTTCTATATCAATGCGGCCTACCGTCTGCACATTGGAACCTTCGCTTTTTACCATCGAAACTGTATTTTTAATTATACTCCCGATGGTTGCAAGGGTCAACCCATCTTTGGAACCGTTGTCCACAAAAGTTTTCTTCCATTCGGAATAACTCATATTACCGGGGACATAGTAAACTTTTCCATCCTGATCCCTTGCGGCTCTTTCACCCATATATTTTTCATCAATGGCGGGAACCGTAGTTCCTCGGCAATGTGGATGAAACGGGGGAACGGTAACACCCGGTTGAAACTCCGACATGGGAACCACTTTTCGATCCATACTTGCACAAAATGCACAGGTGATGGAATCCAGCGTTTCCAAAATCTCCACATTCTTAACGCCCAATTCCTTATAGGTCTCTTTTGCGGCAAGGGCGTTGAAATAGCTTGTTTCCGTATTTACAAGTCGTGCGGCCTGATACCGGGAAACTTTGAACTTCTTCTGAATGGCATCCGTGATTTTTTGGGGGCTGTCACCACGAAGAAGGCCCTGAACCAATTCTTTTTGAAGGCTGTCAACCAATTCTTGTTTCTTGAACCAAATACGGTCACTAAAGGTTCGCCCGTCCGTTGTCCAAGGCTTTGAAAGCAATGTTTCAAGTTTTTTCTGATCCAGCCCGGTAATATCCCAACCAAGGCCCACACCCTTCTGAACCTCAAAGGCCGTGTGAGTGTAGCCATTGCCCACAACTTTCTTCAACAGGGCATCCAGACTATCAACCTGATTGCCATACAGCAATTCAAGCTGTTGCTGAATACCTGTCTGAACAGCTTCAAGGCGGGAAATGTGGAACCGGGCGGACGCATTTTCCAGCTTCTTCAGCCATGCCGCATCCAACCCGGCC